ATCATTTCCTCTCAATTCGTTATTGCCACGTCCAGAAGCGCGAAATCTCCCGGACCGCTCTTTGCGCCGATCATCGCGACGCGGAACTGAAACGCCGCATCGCCCATGTCGGCCTCTCTTTGCGCCCACTCGTAAATCCATGAAGGGGACAGCGCCTGACTGCTTCTTGCAAGCAGGCCGTTCCGCCAGATTTCGACGCGATAGGCCTCGCGCTCTTCACCCAGCGGAATATCTTCACCGAGCCAGTCATCGGCATCGATGCGCCCGCGCCTGATCCAGTTGAAGACGAGATCGCCATCGGGCAGTCTCGTCATGTTCAGATGAACCGGGCTTGGCGGACGCAAGCCGCGCAGACCGCCCTGGGCCCGAACCGTGTCGAAGAACTCGGAAGAAAAGCTTTTCCCCGCCGTTCCCACACGCCAGTTCAGTTCAAGCCCGATTTCCGAGGCTTGCAGACCGGCCGCAGCCACCGCCCCGTCGAGAAGCACGAAAGGCGTCTCGACTTGCTTGACCATGGAAGCGGCAAGCTCGGTTCCCAACTGCCCGCGCAACAGGCGGGTAAGCTTCCAGCGGTTGAGGCCGATTTCCTCCGCCTCCAGAAACTGGAACACTTCCCATTCGCCACCGTCCGCGCGCAGCAGCGCGGTATTGGCTCCGTTCAATATCTGGGAAAGCGGCCGCGATTGCAGTTCGCCCGCATAAAGCGCGACCTCGACCGCCTGCCCTTCGATCAGGCGTCCGCTCGGCCCGCCGTCAAGCGGCGCGGTCAGTTCGCCCATGATTGCCCGGTTCTGTACGATCGCGCGTTCCGCAAAACCGTCGTCGGAAGGCGACGCGAACACCGCCGCGCCGCGCCATGGCTTTGCATGACAGGCGATGCGGAACTGTGCCGCCGGGTCTTCCGCGCCCGGCCAGAGCGGCAGATCGATAAGATGGAAGACCGGCTTCATGTCGAGCGCCGGACCACCGGGCGGTCGCGTCGGCGTCGTACCGTGGTCGGCAAGGGCGATGTTCGGGGCGAGCGCAACCGCGCGAACGGCGCGAACCTCGCCATCTTCAAGCCCGGTCACGGCATAGTTTCGCTCTCCGTCCAGAACGCCAAGCCGCACCCGGTCGCCGACATGGAGCGCCGCCGCCGACCATGGCAGCGAGAATTGCGCCGTGCGGCGTTCGGCATGACGCCGCGCCATCCAGGCTTCGGCGAGCGCGCTGGCCGGCCCCTGCTCCATGACGCCCGAAAGACTGAGCGTTTCCGTGCCCTGCCCCTCGTCGCGGCGCACGGACGCGCCCGCAATCTGGAAATCCCGCAACGGATCGTTGCAGTAAAGCTGCGCCACCGAGGGCAAGTCGTCCCGGTCCTCGATCACCGCCGTCAGCGCCTCACCTTCGTCCGGCTGAACGAAATCGGCAAGCGCCAGCGCCGATCCGGCGCGCGCAATGCTTTTGAACACGAAGCGCCCGGCCTGTTCATAGCCGTGGACGCCGAAGACATTCAGGAGCGGTTCCAGCACGCCCCGCGCGCTCGACGGCTCGGCGACGACAAACCCGGAAAGGTGGCCGTCAGCACCGGCGCAATCCGCCTCCGGCAGATCGAAATCCTTCAGGATCGCTGCAATAAGTTCATCCAGCGACACGCCGCTGATGCGCCCGTTCAGCCAATGGCCGAGCCGCCAGTTGGCCGTATCGCCCCACAGGTCTGCGGCAAGCGGAAACTCCGGGAAGGGCCGCGTATCCCAGGACCAGAGATAGATGCGATCCGTATCCAGCATCGGCCCGCCATAGACCGGCGAGACGGGATTATTGCCCTGCCAGTGTCGGTAATGCGCCCGCAGGAAGCGATCCATGCCTATATCCGCACGCGACCCGTTCGAAAAATAGGGCGTAGCATTTTCCGACGATTTCGGATCTGGAAAGACATTCGGCTGGTTCGGGCCCTTGTCGACAGCGGGACAGCCGAGTTCGGTGAACCAGAACGGCTTCGACCGGGGCACCCAGGCAGTCGGTTCAGGCAATTCGGCGCCTGCGATTCGGTTATAATGCCGGTTGCTCCACCAGCCTTCGAGGTCCTTGTATCGATAGACCCACGGCTTGCTCGCAAGACCGTCCGCGATGGGCAAGCGCCTGCGCGCCTCACGGTCCCCGGCGCTTGCATAAAACCAGTCATAGCCCTCGCCCGAAGCCACCTGGCCGGTGAGGCCGTCAAGATCGTAGGCCGTTGCAAAACTATCCGGGTTGCCGCCGTCGAGATCGCCGTCACGCCAGTCGGCAAGCGGCATGTAATTGTCGATGCCGATGGCATCTATGGCAGGGTGAGCCCAGAGAGGATCCAGATTGAAGAACAGATCGCCGGTGCCGTCCTGTGCCTGATAGCCGAAATATTCCGACCAGTCCGCGCCGTAGGTGATCCTGCAACCGGAACCGAGCTTCGCCCGCATGTCGGCAGCAAGCGCGCATAGATGCGTCACGAAAGGAAAGCTTGCCTGACCGTCGCGAATGCCGGTCAGGCCGCGCAGTTCCGATCCGAGCAGGAATGCATCGACGCCGCCTGCCTCTATAGCAAGATCGGCGCAATGGTGGAGGAAGCGGCGATAGCCCCATTCCCCTTGCACGAAAGCCTGCACCTGTGTCGCCGCGCCCGCGGCTCCGTCAGGCGAACCCGCCATGCCGGTCGCCGGATGACAGGTGACACGGCCGCGCCACGGATAGGCGGGCTGGCCGACCCCGCCATAGGGAGACGGAAGCTCGTTGCCTTCCGGTACATCCATCATGATGAAAGGATATAGCGTAACACCAAGGCCGCGCGCCTTCGCGTCGCGGATAGCCGCGATCACGCTCGCGTCGGACGGCGTTCCGCCATAGGCCGCACCCTCGCCGCTCGTCGATATCAGATGCGCCTCTTCACGGGTGACGTTGTCCACCCGCCAGACGTGGCTCGGCTTGCGGGCGGAAAGGCTCGTCACGCCGGGGCGGATGCGGCAGGAACCGGCGCGCAGATCGTCGCCGAACCATGGCAGCACGATTGCGACATGGCGCAGGCCCGGACAAAGCGCCTGCAATTCATCCATGGAGGCAGTCCAGTCGCTGCGGCCGCGCAGGATATTGCGGTTGATCCAGCGCTTCTGGCCTGCCAGCGGCTCATCGCTGACCGGATCGGGCGACAACCCGAACTCCGTCGAGCCGGGAATGAGAGCCACGGCGCGGACCGAACGCGCCACCGCACCGACGGGCCGCATCACCTCGAACTGGAATTGCGGCAGACGATTGCCGAACCGGTCGAGCGGGATACGCTCGAACACCACATAGGCCGTGCCGCGATAGGCCGGTGCATTTCCCACCCCTTGCTTGGCCTCGATCAGCGGATCGGGATCCTGCATTTCAGTGCCGTGACAGACCCGCATTTCGATTTCGGTCAGGTCCAGTTCCTGTCCGTCCGCCCAGACGCGGCGGATACCCGCAATCGTCCCTTCCGCGACCGCATAGGCGGCATTGCCGAAATAGCTGTAACTGGTGACTTTGGGTCCGCCCTTGCCGCCCTGGCGTTCGGTGGTCTTCTGCTCTTCGAAACGCGTCGCCCAGATCAGCGTGCCCGAAACCCGTACCGTGCCATAGACGAAAGGAAGGGCAGCGCCTTCCTCGGCGGTTGTGACACGCCCCGCGTTCAGGCGCGCGCCTTCTATATGGCGCGTGGAATTGATGAGCGCATTGTCGATGGCATAACCGCCCATCGCGCCGAGACCAGCACCGATAGCGGCGCCGACAGGCCCGAAGATGCCGCCGACCGCAGCACCTACCGCCTGCAAAACAATTGTGGCCATGGATCAGATTTTCCGTTCGGGAAAGATGAAAATGCCCGCAAGGCGGTTTCGCCATTGCGGCACCAGCGCCGAAGCCATCACACGATGCCCCTGATAGGCGTGGATGAACCGGTTTTCATGCGCCATGATGCCGACATGCTTGGCCGCAAGCCCGGCCCGCCAGCGAAACACGACGAGATCGCCCGGCAGGGGTGCCGACGCCTCCCGCTTCGCCATATGGCGCGACGCCGCCTCCAACAGGGGATCGCCCGGCGCGACTTCGGCCCAGTCCGGCGCATAGGCACCGGGCGTTTCCGGCTCCGCGCCGTAGAGGATTCTCCAGACACCGCGCACCAGACCGAGGCAATCGCAACTGACGCCACGCGTCGAGGCGCCATGCCGGTAAGGCGTTCCGATCCATCGTTCGGCCTCGGCCAGAACCTGTTCGGCAATCGTCATGATACGAGCGCGCTCCCGTCATATTCGCTGCCGCCATCGACATAGGCAAAAGCCGCGTCATTGCCCGGCAGATGCGGGAAGCCGCGAAAATTGAGATGGTTGGAGAATTTCGCCTTGCAGGTGGCAAAGCCCTTGTCGCACCCGGCAATTACACGAAAGCCGTCACCCGCAGAGACTGGCATAACCGGCGGTTCGGCGAGTTTCAGGACAGGTCCGGCATGGCTCACGACACGGACCGTCCAACCGGAGTTGGGGCCGCTTGTCCAGGTCAGCCTTCCTTCGGCGAACCAGCCGGGCGCAAAACCGTCCAGCCCCACTGCCGTCAGTTCGCCCCCGACAGCCGCAAGCACCGTGCAGTCGGCGAAATAGCGCGGATCGGCGACCGGGACGGCGCAGCGGCTATCGCCGAAATCCGCGTCGCAATTGCGCAGCACCCGCCGCCCGCGCACGGCATCAAAAGCGGCGGCGGCGCCTTTCAGTTCCATCACGAAACGACTACCCGAACGGCTGATCCTGCCCGCCGTCCAGCGCCGCAGCAACATATGCTGTTCCGGCGCGGACCAGTTGACCAGATAGACCTCGATGGAAGCCCCGTCATAGCGGCCCTGTTCGATGTCGATGTCGCTGATCCTGGCCGAGGACAGCGCGCCCTCCACTTCGCCGCCCGCTACCGACAGGCCGAGCGTCGTCGAAGCTTCGCTGCTGTTCAATCCGGTCAAAGGTTCGCAGGCAACCCCGTCGACCGACAGCGCGCGGTCGTGATCGGTGAAGCCCAGAACCATGCCATCGCTTCTTCTTATAAGCCAGGCGAAGCAATGGCTTGTCACCTCGCCCTGCAAATGTGATTCAAGTTCGGTGGGAACGGGTATCATGACTTGACCTCGACGATGGGGATCGACGGAATTTCACCCGCCTGAAATGAGGCGATGCTCGCGGTCAGCCGCTCTGTGTCGAAGCGCACCGGCACATCGAACAGAAAGCCTGCGGTGATGTCCGCCCCGGATGCGGGCGCGTAATCCGGCTGGAACGTCACCGTTCCGGTGACGGGATCGACGGTGAAGGCTTCGCCTTCGGGCAAGGCCGCACCGGCAACCGCCACGGTGACGGACCCGACAACGGGGTGGGTGATGATACGGTCATGGCTTTCGTAGCGTTTGACGAGCTGGAAGCTCGCCGCCACACCGTCGCCCGTGCCGATATGCTGATCGGTTGCTGCGGGCGGCGCGCTGCCCACAGCCGACGAGAAATCGAACGGATCGCGAAAGCGGAATGTATGAAGCGAGCCGTGCCGCGCTTCGAAGAAAGCCAGCACCTGCCTGAGATCGTCGAGCGAGCGCAGGCCGGTTCCGGCATCGAAATGGCGGCGGGAACGCGCCCAGCGGGCATTGCGCCTTTCGTGGCCCGAAGTGAGCGCCACGATTTCGTTGCGCCATTCCGGCCCGCCTGTCGCTCCGAAAGAGACGCCGAGCGGAAAGCGCACATCATGAAAAGCCTCGATCATGCTCAAAGCCTCCGTGCGCCGCGACGCACGGCGCCCGCCAGCATTGTGGAAAGCTGGGCTTCCGACTTGCGAAACGAGGATGCGTCCGGCGACACCATATTGAACACAACCTGCACAGGCTTGCCGCCGTTTCCTCCCGTCGCGACGCCGAGACGCCCGTCGCTGCCGCGGGCAAGCGGCAGGATGGCTTCGGCACCCGCTTCGCCTGTCAGGCCGAGCGCGCCGTTGCCCATGCCGAAATAGGTCGGGCTGGACACCACGCCGCCCCTGGCAAAGGGCATGATGCCGCGAATGCCGCTGAACAGCCCGCCCATCATCGATGCCGTGAGGTTCTGAAGCGGCTGCATTCCGGCAGAAAGCGCCGTGCCTGCAAGGCTGGCGGCAAGGCCGTGCAACACATCCTCAAGCCCCTTGCCGGACATGATCGCGCCCTTGAGCGCGGAGGTCAGGCTGTTGCCGAAGCTGGACGAACGCTTTTCAAGATCGGTCAGCGCGCGATCGAATGCGCTCGTATCCGCGTTGACGGATACGGTCAGGGTTTCATCTGTCATTTTATACCTGTCGGGGTTTACCTGTCGGGAAAGGCGCGCATCAGCGCTTCGAGCGATTGTCGCGAGGGCGCATTGAAGACCGGAACGACGGGGCCGAGCGCGGCGCTGAGTTCACGCGGCGTCATCGACCAGAATACCTGCGGAGACAGCCGCAGCAGACCGAATCCCATCCGCATCGCCTCACCCCAGGGAAAAGGTGGCGGCGGCGGAGAATTCGATTCAACTGCGGCATTCAAGGGTTTGGTGTGGAATCCTTATCAGGCGATCCGAAAGTAACCGTCAGCAGCGCGGCGACGATACGGGCAAAGCCCGCCGCTCCGCCCTCGGCGCGCATGTCGGCCACATCCTCCTCGCTGACCGAATGACCGCCGCCGCGAAGCCCCGCACAGATGATGCGCTGCATGTCGCGGGCCGATAGCCGCCCGCTGGAGAAGCGCGCCGTGAGATCGGATAGATTATCGACTTCGAACGCCGATTCCAGTTCCGCCAGAGCGCCCAGCGTCAGGCAGAGCGTCCAGTCGCGACCGTCGAGACGGGCCGCGATTTCGCCGCGATGGCGATTGACCATCACAGCGCCTCGCTGAATGTGATGAGGCTTGCCGATTCCAGCGCAATCTCGAAAGTCACCTCGGCATCGTGATTGCCGCCATATTCCAGAGCGGTGATCTGGAACGGGCCGCTGATCGTGCCGAAATCCGGCAGGACGATCTGCCAGTCGCGGATCTCTCCCTCGAAGAATATCCGGCGGATCAGCGCGTCGGACGCCGCGTCCTTGAAAATGCCCGAACCGCTGACCGATGCCCGCTGGACACCGCTGCCCGCCAGCAATTGCCGCCAGCGCCCGGCGGCATCGGCATCCGTGACATCCACGGTTTCGGCGTTGAAGGCGACGCGCTTGGTGCGAAGACCCGCGCAGGTTTCAAACATGCCGTCGTCGCCCGCCGTCTTGAGCAGGATATCCTTGCCCCTCTGTGCTGCCATTGTGATTTCCTTGTTTTCCAGGTGTTTAGAGCACAATCCGACCGGAGTGAAACGAGGATCGATAAGATTATGCTTGAAATAGAAAGCGTTAGAGCGCCGATCTGATTCAATCAGATCGAAACGCGCTCTAACCGACCGGCTCCGTCACGGCGCGGTAACGCATGGTGCCGAGATAGCTGCCAAGGCCATCCGTATTGCGTGCGAGAACCTCGGTCAGCATCAGGTTCACCAGCCTGTGGCCGTTGACCTCAACCGGCATTCCATCGAGCCGCGTCGCAATCTTCGCGGCAATGTCGAGCACGCGCTTGCGCCCGCTTTCGCGCGCCCAGATCAATATGTTGAGAAAATGCTCGCCGCCCGCCTCCGTCGATGTATTCCAGTCGCGGGTGGCCGTTTCACCGAGCGTTACGCAGGGGAAAGGCCCCTTGGGCGGAACATGATCGTAAATGTGCTCGCCGCCAATCGATTCAATGAGTTCGTCGTCATTCTTCAGGGCCTCAAACAGTGCCCTCTGCAATGCTGCCGCGCCGTTCTTCATGCCTGTCTCCGCCTGCTCCACCGGTCTGGTAAATGTCGCCACCCCTCGATGACGGCATGGGTTGAACCGCGACGGTTTCGCCGGCCGACAACGCTTTCCAGCGCAGCGCGCGGACGAGACCGTCGAATGTAACCTGCATTGAAAGCTTCACCGTCCCTGCTCCGTCGCCAGACAGATGAGGTAGCGCCCGCTCTCGTCCGGGTCGTGGACGGAGCGCAGCGAGAAGATGCGCCCGCCCTTGCGCAGTCGCATGGCCGACGACAGATCGGGGCGAAACCGCAGCAGAATGCGATGCGTCACTTCAGGCCGCGGCCGGGCGCCGAAATCCTTCTGCGAGGTCGAAACCGGCTCGATCCGTCCCCAGACCATGCCGATCTCGTCCCAGCTCTCGTCATAACCGCCCATGCCGTCGGCAATCGGCTGCATCGCTTCCAGCGCCAGCTCGGATGTGAGTTGGCCCGGATCGATGAAGAGGACATTGTTCATAGCGATACCCGCCGCCAGCTATCGATCATCTGGGCGATGACGGGCGGAAAGCTGCGCGGTGCGGAGGCCGCATCGACACCGGCGCGCGATTCGTAAAGATGCGCGGTAAGCGTCAGGACCGCCTGTTTCAGGGCATCCGGCACCTCGACGCCGCTTTCACCGAAACCGGCCACGAAATCGACTTCAAGACCGACGAATTCCGACGCATCGGGATATTGCGCCATATAGAGCCGCTGAGGCCTGCGCCCGTGATGCAGGATGAACTCTTCCGGCGAAAAACTGATCGCGGTTCCGTCCGGCCTGTAGGCCACGACGGTCGTCACCATCTTTACGGGATATTTGAACAAGGCGAGACGCCCGGAGCGCGGCCAGCGATCCACACGCAGCCGCCACGTCTGGTCGATCAGGGACAGACCTGTTTCGGATTCGATGATTTCACGGGCGGCCGCGATCAGACGGCGCAGGATATCATCCTCGCTATCGGTGGAAATTCGCAGGAATGCGCGTGCATCCGCAACCGTCACCGGCTCCAGCACCGGCGGCGTGACAAGAAACATTGTCATATGTTTTCCCCTAGATTCTAACTTTCAAATCAGTCAGTCGAATAAGAACCTCTCCCGGAGATTCACCTGCTTGCGGGCAGGAAACTACCTGCCAAAACCGGCAGGTAGCCCCGAAATCCACTGCAAAAACTGACAGTTTCAAACCGCATGTTCCATCAGGCGGAAAATTTCAGGAGCTTGATTGCTTCAAAGTCCTGCACGCCGCCGCCCACGCGCTTGGTGGTATAGAAGAGCACGTAGGGCTTGGCGGAATATGGATCGCGCAATACGCGGACGCCGATACGGTCGACCACCAGATAGCCGCGTCCGAAATCGCCGAAGGCGATTGCCGGGCTGTCGGCGACGATATCCGGCATATGTTCGGCCTCGACCAGACCGAACCCCATCAGGGAAGCCTTCTCGCCAACGGCGGAGGGCGGCTGCCAGAGATAGTTGCCGTCATTGTCCTTGAGCTTGCGCAGCACGCTCTGCGTCTTGCGGTTCATGACGAAGTTGGCGTTCTGGCGATAGCCGGCGCGAAGGCCGTAGATCAGCTCAATGAGCTTGTCCGACGGGTCCTCCTCCGGCAGGGCGCCCGCCACACCGGTCGCGATGTGGCCGATCTTGCCCCAGGTCCAGGCATCGTCCGCGACGCTTTCGTAATCGAGAAAACCGCGCGGCTTGTTGACGCCATCGCCATTGACGAAGGCATCGCCTTCCTGTTCCGCGAAGGCCGTTTCCACTTCGTCGGCAATCCACTGCTCGACATTGACCGCCGCATCGTCGAGAAGCGACGCGGTCGCGGCGGGCATGGCGTAGATCTCCATGGTCGGGAACTGCAATTCGGCCAGCTTGGCGGAAGCCGTCTGCGGACGTTCATCGGTTTCGCCGACCCAGCCGGTCGCCGGACCGCTGACCGAAAACGGCTTTTTGAGAACCGCGCCCGAGACCTGACGCACACCGGAAATCCCCCGGACCGGAGACAGGACCGCAAGCCTGCGGCCAATTTCCGCTTCCAGCTCGGAAGGCACCAGATAACCGCCGTCCGGGCCGGAAGCGTAGGAATGCGCCTTCTGCTCGATTCCGCGCAGCGCCTGTTCGTCGCCACGGCGCAAATAGCCGTCGAAAGCCTGCTTGTGCTCGACATCGGCAAGCGGCGCCACACCGCCCAGCGGCGGGCGCGACTGCTTCAGGACATACTGGTCGAGCGCCGCCTTCTGTTCGTCGAGCGCGTGGTTGATACGCTCCACCTTGTCGCGCAGCAGCACATCGGCATCGACGCCCTTCTCGACCTTTTTCAAGCGCTCGTCATTGGCCTCGCGAAAAGCCGAAAATGCGGTCATGAAATCGTCGAAGGCCTCGGAGACATCGCCGTCATTATGGGCAAGCGCCTTCGTTTCCGCGCTCTTGGTTTCGAGCGCGATTGCATGGGTTTTTTCCATGTTCATCCTGTGATTTGTGTTTCAGATCATTGTTCTGGCAGCGTCGCGCATACGCTGCGCGAGGCTCGTTTCGTCCGGCAGAAGAGCGTCCCGCCCCTGCCTGTTCCAGCCACGGGCCAATGCCGCGAAGCCCTTCGCTATCACGGTTTTCGCCGCAGCCCTGCTCAGCCCCGCATCCCGCGTGAGCCAGCGTTCGAATTCGCGTATTGTCGGCAGACCCGCCTTGACGCTGCTGACGCGCGCCTCAGGCAGCATCGGAAAGGTGACGATCGAGATTTCCCAGAGGTCGGCTTCCACGATATGACGCAGTCCCGTGCGCGCATCCTTGCGCGCCCTGACGGTGCGAAAGCCGATGGACAGGCCATCCAGCCCGCCGCTGCGCATCAGTTCCAGCGCATCGCGCGCCCGCGCAACGCCCTTGGCAAGCCTGCCCTCCACATAAAGACCGCGCGCATCCTCGCGGATCGCGGTCCACACGCCGATCGGTTCGGCGGCATCGTGCTGCCACAACATGCGCACGCCCGACGCGCGCCGCCTGCCGAGAGAACGGGCGAAAGCGCCCCGTTCGATCACGTCATTGCCAAGGTCCGGCATCCCGAAGACGCTGGCATAGCCGGAAAAGCTGCCGTCCAGCTCCACGTCCTCGATGGCGAGAGCTGCCCGTTTGGTTTCCAGCCGCAGATCAGATTTCGCCATTGCGGCCCCTTTCAGCTGGCAGGATTCCGGGTATGGGCGCCTGTTTCAGCCGCTCGGCAAAGCGCCTGAACACGCCAAGCGCCGACCAGGCGGCGAGGCTTGCGGCGGCTGATCCCATCAGCATCAGTTCAGCCCTGCCAAGAAGGCCGTCCAGCGCCAGCGCCTCGGCAATCTTCACGCCCGCGGCCCCGCCGAAAACCATGCCGCAAATGATGCCGACGGCAAAGCGGATCGCCGCCTCGCGCCTGCCATGCGGCAGCATATAGGCGAGCGACACCGCCGATCCCGCCACCGCGCCCGCCATCTTGGCGAACCATATCCAGGCGGGCCCGGAGGCAAGGACAGTATCGTTGAGGTCGGTCATATCGGTCTCCTTCTCGAATGCGGAGCTGAATGCGGCTGGTAGCCGACCGCATCGCGTTTTTCCTCATCGGTCAGAAACGGCGCATCGGAAACGCGCCGCCACAGCGATTCCCGCTCCGCCGACAGCCCTTCGATACGGTCGATATCGTGATCGAGTTGCAGGTCATCGCCAAAGCGCGGGCCAAGCCAGCCGCTGAGCGCCTTGGCCGTGCGACCGATCAGCGGCAGCACCGTCAGCCGGTAAAAGGCGCGGTTGGCTTCCGCATAATTGGCGTAGGTGTTGTCGCCCGGAATACCGAGCAGCATGGGCGGCACACCGAAAGCCAGCGCGATGTCGCGCGCCGCGCCATTCCTGGCTTCGATGAAATCCATGTCCTGCGGGCTGTAGCCCATCGCCTTCCAGTCGAGACCGCCCTCCAGGAGAAGCGGGCGTCCGGCCCCGGATGCGCCCGTATAGCCATCTTCCAGTTCCTCCTTGAGACGCTCGAACTGTTCTTCCGTCAGGTTGCCGCCGTCTTTCGGCGCATAGACCAGCGCACCAGAAGGGCGGGCAGAATTATCGAGCAGCGCCTTGTTCCAGGCGCCCGCCGCATTGTGGAGGTCGAGCGCCATCAGGGCCGCTTCCAGCGGTGGAAAACCGTAGTGATCATCCAGCGGGTGAAACAGCTTGAGCTGCAATGCGCTGGCAGCAGGGCTTCCGATCGAAAGACGTCGGCTCGTGCCGCCCGAACGATAGTTGAGCGCCAGCGGCCAGCCTTCGGCATCGGTCTCGACGCTTACACGCTCCGGGCGCAGCAGATGCAGCTCCATGCCGCCGCTCGGCAAATCGACACGTTCCACATAGGCATTGCCGGAAATCAGCAAATGGCCATAAAGCCGCTCGAAGAATGTCGCCCCGTCCAGGCCGCCCTGCGGCCGGGCGATCAGATCGAGAAGCGGATGCGTCTCATGTTCGGTCGCGCCCTCATAAAGCAGCCATGGTATGCTGCTCGCCGCATCGGCGATCATCCGCACACAGCGATGCGCGACCGGATTGCGCATGAAGCCTTCACGCGCCAGCGACGTATAATCCCGCGCAATCCACGACGCGCCGCGCTCCATATGCAATGCGACAAAACCGTTCGCCATTTTCGTCTGACGCGAGGCGTCGGACTTCGTGGCTGATACGGGCGCGTTTCGTCGCCCCGGCCATTTTCGGACCCAGTTCCATGCCATTCGATGGCTTCTCCAACGTTATGAAAATTCAGCCAAACCGGCGTATGCGCGGTTTGCGTTCGGTGCCGAGCATCAGTTCGCTGAGCGCCCAGACAAGCGCGTCGAGCCGGTCCGGCGACCTGCCGCTGGAAAGACCGCCCGGTGCGAAATCGCACATTTCGTCCTCCAGCGCCGGAAACCGACCGGCATGGCGGATGCGCCCCTGTTCGTAGAGCGCGGCCACCGGCTCCGCCCGCAGAAATTTGCCCCGCGAAGCGTGGCGCTTGAGCACCGGCACCGCCGCATCTTCGGCGGCCAGCACCGCCGCCACCATCTCGCCGCCCTGATTGACCTCGGCGACAATCGCGTCGGCCTCATGGGCGTGATAAAGCGCGATGGCCCTGCGCGCCCATTCATGCGGCTTTGCGGCGCTCATGCTTGCATCGGCCAGAACATGGGCCTGCCCTTCCGCGTCGAGGCCGGCCACGACGATCCCGCAGGCATCCGATGCCTTGCCCGACGAAGCGGGCGGGTCGATAGCCACCACGATGCGGACAAGCTCCGGCGTTCCGGTTTCGAAACATTGCTCGACAAGATCGCGCGTCCAGAGTGCGCCCGCGCGTTCCTCGATCAGTTCGCCGGCCAGTTCCTGCCTGCCAAGCCTCGTGCCCCCGTAACGACCGTTGACCGCTTCCAGGAAGCCGGTCGCCAGATTGGCGGCGTTTTCCTCCGTCCGCATATGCGTCATCGAAACGGAAACATCCGAGACCAGTGTTTTCAGAAGCGGCACGGCGCGCGGCGTCGTGGTGACGACCTGCCTCGGAAACGTACCGAGGCGCAGGCCGAATTGCAGCATGTCCCATGTTTCCTGCGGGTTTTTCCATTTCGCCAGTTCATCGCACCATGCAGCGTCGAATTGCGGGCCGCGCAGGCTGTCCGGGTCTTCCGAGGAATAGAGCGAAGCCACCGCGCCATTGTCCCACAGGAGCCTGCGGCGCGTCGCTTCATAGCGCGGGCGCGCCAGCCGCGAGACCGCCAGAATGCCCGACGGTCCGTCCACCATCACCTCGCGCGCATCGCCGAAGGTTTCGCCGACCAGCGCGATGTGCCCGCATTTCGCCGCCGCGAAAGGCGGCAGGCCGAGCGCCATGCCCGATGTCCATTCTGCCCCTGCCCGCGTCTTGCCGGACCCGCGCCCGCCCAGAATGAGCCAGACGCGCCAGTCGCCGCCGGGCGGCAATTGCGCATCACGCGCCTGAAGCAGCCATTCCGCCTCCGCTGCCGCAATTTGAGGCGGCGTCAATCCGGCCAGCCACGATTTCCCGTGCCCGCCTTTCCGCAAGTTCTTCGATTCTCCTGCTTATGCGCTTCAGCGCCTTCCGCGCCTCGCCGACCGTGGTCACCATGCCCCCCATGGCGGGGAGACCAGCCACCTTCTCGTCTGAGGCGAGTTCGCCCACCGACTTCACCGCGCGGGCAAGTGCGGTCAGCGCTTCCGCCTTGCTCTTGTCCGGCAGTTCCTCACCATCCAGCAGCCGCTTCAATTCCGCCTGCAGGCGCTCCAGAACAGCGTTCCGCTCCCGTTTCCGGGTATCGGCCTGTTCATTCGAATTTGTGAGTTTCAGGCGCTCCAGGCGGTTGAGATACTGGCTGACCGGCAGAGACAGCAGTTCCGCCAGATCGGCGGGATCGATGCCGTGCGCGGTCTGCAACTGGTGCGCCAGGCGAATACGCGCCTCACTACGCGCCAGCCTGTCGAGAGTTCTAAAATGTGCATCCAC